CCGCGAAGGATGGCGTGACCCGTCACAAGGCTACGTGTGAAGTTCTTGTCTCGGCAAAACCTGAAAGCACCTTCTACATTGTTGTCCTGCTCAGTAAGCGCCAAATGCGGCACAAGGTCGAAGCAGCAGTAGGAGTGGCACTTGATTGGATGGACACGGAGGAAATCCGTACACAGTCGCCAATCACGGAGGACACCACCACGGCACCCACCCACCCGAGCGAAGAACCCGAAACCGAGACGCACGAAGTCACGGAGCAGGGAAGCAACACAGAGGGAACAGAAGCCCCGAACGACACGGAGGCTTAGTAGGTAGTCAGTCATCAACAAGGAGCAGCCCCGCAATCGCAAATGAGCGTTTTACGGGGCTTGCTTTTTGGTGGAAATGGCAGCAGTCATTGAGTTGAGGCAACACTAATTGAGGCAAGTGTATGGCAAAGCAAAATTCGGCGAAAACCGCCAAGGTAAAAGCAACCCCTCAAACCGCATCTGCAGAACGTGAAAGCACCACCATTCGCAAGGCCGCAATGCTAAAGGCACTTGAGGAATGTTTGGGGGTTGTTTCGGATGCAGCTACTATGGCAGGGGTTCACAGAGACACGCACCGCATTTGGATGAACACGGATGCTGACTATGCATCCAAGGTGGCGGATCTAAAAACGGTTGCCCATGACTTTGGCGTTTCCTGCCTGCATAAATCCATGAAGCGCGGCAATGTTGCTGCGATCATCTTCTATCTCAAAACCCAATGCAAGCACCTTGGATACGTGGAGCGCACTGAGCATATCGTGGAGACTACGGAGAGCCTTGCAAACCGGATGGACTTCGATCAAGCAAAGCAGCTTCTGAATTCGGCAGGGATCACCGTCACCGAGAAGCAAACGGCACTCACAGCCGATGAATGATGACACCGCGCGAAGTTATCATCGATCAGGCATACGCAAGGCTTGCCACTGATTCGTATTACGAATTCGTCAAGCAGGCATTTGCCGTATTGGAGCCTGAAACGAAGTACGTGGACAATTGGCACGTGGAATACCTATGCAACACGATTCAATCCATGGTTGAGCGTGTCGGCAGGCACGAACCAAAGAAGCGCAACATCATCATCAACATACCACCCCGAGCAATGAAGTCAGTCATCACGACCATTTGCATCGTGCCGTGGGCATGGATTCATTTTCCCCACCTGAAATTCATTGCATCCTCTTACAGTGCTGCATTGTCGTTGGAGCATTCAAGTAAAGCGAGGCGCATCATTGAGTCGCCATGGTATAAGCGGCATTGGGGCGACCGGTATCAGCTGCAGGGCGATGAAAACCAAAAGTCCAACTACGAAAACACGAAGATGGGACGGCGCACGGCAGTCTCGACAGGCGGTACGGTTATCGGCAAGGGAGCGGATATCATCATCATGGATGACCCGCAAGACCCCAAAGGCGCAAGGTCAGAGATTGACCGCCAAAAGACGATTGAGTTCTTCGACAACACACTGAGCACCCGTTTGAATGACACCGTTTCCGGTTCTTTCCTGCTTGTTCAACAGCGATTGCACGAAAAAGACCTGACGGGCTACCTGCTATCCAAGGATGGTGAAGGTGAAGCCAAATGGCAGCACATTTGTTTGCCGGCAGAGTTGGACACGAACATCAAGCCTGCACGACTCACAGAATTCTACAAGGACGGATTGATGTTTCCGGTTCGATTCCATCCCGATTTCTTGGCAGACCAGCGCACCCGCCTTGGATCGCGGCAATATGCAGGCCAATACAGCCAAAGACCTGCAAAGCTGGGCGGCAACATCATCAAAGGCGCGTGGTTCAAGCGTTTCCGTCATACGGACCTACCTGCAAACTTTGTTGTGAACTTCTACTCCGACACTGCCTATACCGAGAAATCAGAAAATGACCCGAGCGGCATCATGGCATTCACACAAATCAACGGCAACACCTACATTCTAGGCAGCAGCGTATTCTACAAAGAGTTTCCAGAATTCATCAAACATGCTCAAGCCTACACAGAAGCCCTTGGTAGATCAAAGCAAAGCCGAATTTGGATCGAACCGAAAGCAAGCGGCAAATCGATCGTTCAGGTTTTGAAGCGAATTCCAGGACTCAACGTAATTGAAGCAACCCCACCCGTCGGATCCAAGATCGAGCGCGTAAATGCAATCACGGCACAGATTGAAGGCGGGAAAGTTTTCATCCCCTTCGATGATGACATGAAGTACGGCGGCGCATGGATTGAGGCGTTTGTGGCCGAATGCGAGGCGTTCCCGTCAGTGAAGCATGATGAGCAAGTAGATGAGCTTGCAGGCATTCTAGGGGACGGCATAGGCAGGCGCGGTGCATTCGGCTACGGATGACAACCACCCGACCAAAACGTTTGCAGGGAGTCGGCAATGCATCGTTATTTGTGGCATGGAAAAAGACGTGAATACATCACAACCACCAAGCATTGACGGCAAAGCATATCGCTGGACCAGCCTTCCCGAGATTGAATCAGTCATGGGCATGGCCTACGATGAACTGCCATTGTATCCAAGCAAATCCCGGCACTTCATGTTTTTCAGCTACACGCGAATGAAAGCGAATGCATGGTTTCTGATGCATGGCAATGAAGTCGTGTTTGAGCGCGGCAAGCCCATTATTTGGAACGACACCATTCTGAAATCAAAAATGCGACCCGATGTCGCGATTATCAACCCAAAAAACCGCACGTGGTTTACGTGTGGGCAATAACATGAGCAAGAACAAAGTGAATATGGATGTCGTGTTGGTGTTTGACGTCGAGACGACCGGCAAAGCAAAAGACTTCAATGCTCCGGTAACAGATACCCGCAATTGGCCGAAAGTCGTTCAGCTTGGAATGGCCCTGCAAATGCCCGATGGAACGGTGACGACGTGGCAATCATTGATTAAGCCCCCGAACGGCGTAGCCTTCCCGATACCGGCAGAGGCAACGGCAATTCATGGCATCACCGACGCGATGTGCGTGGAGAAGGGCATCACCATCGAAGAAGCATTGGAAGCATTCGAATTTTGGTTAAATGGCTGCGATGTATTGGTAGCTCACAACATTGCATTTGACCGGCCGGTGCTGGGATGCGAGTTCGTGCGCATTGGGCGCAAGCCCGTCGTAAGCCCAAAGATGCGCCGTGTGTGCACGATGAAGTCAACGACGGACTATTGCGCAATTCAGGGCCGGTACGGTAACAAGTGGCCCTCCCTGCAGGAATTGCACGGACATTTGTTCGGAGTAGGCTTTGAAGGCGCGCACGATGCCTTGACCGACGTACTCGCAACCCTCAAATGTTACAACGAACTCACGACCCGTGGAACGTTTACAGCGATGGATGAATTCTTACCCACCCAACCCTCAAAACAATGAAACGAAAACCCCCTCCAATAACCGAAAATCCCGAGTGGAGACACTTCGGAGGTACTTAAAAAATCTTACTCGCTCACAATTGGCATACGCAGGGCAAATAGTCCTCCTGACCTTTGCTGCAATCATGGCATTTGCGACGTTTGCCACGATGCACTGGGGGCCGTTGGTGCTTTTAATCATGGCAGTGGTTGGGGCGTTTCTGCTTGAGGGATACCGGAATTGAAATTCACAATTTGAGCAATAGAGTCATGAAAGAAACATTGAATTTGTGGCAACGATGCGAGGCATTGGGGCCGATGGAAGATCAGGGAGTGCAAATACACAAGTGGCCGGAGCGTGACTACTACTCACTTTGCATTGACGGGCAGCAGGTATTCTTCATTCACGAAGACGGAACAATCAATGATATTTGTCGTGCATGGCTTGCCGATGCAATCCTGCAACGGTTTGAGGCGATCACGATGAAGGACGTTGGAGCCGATAAAGAAACAGTGCATTCGTTTTCCGGTGGGCCAAAAGAATGGCGGGAACGGTTCATGGCAGATGAAACGGATGGAAGGCACAATGAACCAAATTGGGAAGGATGCCCTCCGGGGTCAGTTCCGGTTGCTATTCCGCAGCCGACGGAGCCAACCTACGAACAGCGCAAGCGGCTCTATGAATTGCTCTACGCAAGCAATGGAATGGGCAATACCGAATTTGAAGTGTCCGTGGATAGCATCCCAAAGGTATTCCTACGCAGGAAATCCGATGGAAGATCAATGTGCGCCATAAGCCCAGCCAAATATGACTACGCCTTCATCAATGGTGGCATTTCATTCGAAACAGCTTGCGCTACGGTGGGGATGAATATTGAGAATCCTACGCAGCCAACCGAGGATCAATGCAAACAGCTTTACGACTACGTGCTTTCAGGCAAGGCAGAGGAAAAGGGGTTTACAGTCAAGATGCACAATCGCTTTTCCAA